ATGGTGATCATCTCCGCTGAGGGCGGGCCCGTGTATTACGAGGTCAACGCAGCAGGCGAAACCCCGGCGGCGTCGGACGAAATCCCCGGCTATGTGCCGCAAGACGCGGTGCGTTTCGTGTACCCGGTCAGCAATCTGAACACCATTCACGTGTTCGGCGCGTCGGGCGCGAAGGCGCGCCTCGAATACTACTCGGAAGGGTAGGGATAGCGTGTGTTCAGTCGCTTGCTCGGGTGGATTCGTGAGGTCCTTCGGATGCTAACGCCGGCGAACGTCAAACAGGCGTTCAAGGTCGACGTCGCGCTGACCTCGGAGATGTCGCAGGCCATCGACCGCTGGGCGCAGATGTACCAGGGCCGCGCGACGTGGCTGAAAAACGGCATCACGTCCCTCGGGCTGGAAGCGGCGATCGCGGGGGAGATCGCCCGCGCCGTCACGATTGAGATGGACGTGCGCGTCGAAGGGTCCAAGCGCGCCGAGGCGCTCCACGCGACGCTGCAGGGCGTGGTCAAGCAGATTCGCGAGCAGTTGGAAACGGGCTGCGCGCTGGGTGGGCTGATGCTCAAGCCCTACGTCGACGGCGACCAAATCGCGATTGACTACGTGCGCGCCAACCAGTTCTACCCGGTGCGCTACGACAACAACGGGGTGATTACCAGCGCGATCTTTGCCGACCAGCGCCACATCGGGGATGCCTACTACACGCGGCTCGAATACCACGAGATGACGGACGACGGCTACGTGATCCGCAACCTGGCGTTCAAGAGCAGCGACAAGAACACGCTCGGGCGCCAGGTGCCGCTTACCGAAGTCGCCGAGTGGGAGGGGCTGGCGCCGGAAGCGACCGTAACGGGCATTGACCGCCCGCTGTTCGCCTATTTTCGCTTCCCGCTGGCGAACAACATCGACCCGACGTCACCGCTGGGCGTGTCGTGCTTCCACCGCGCCGAGGACCTGATCGAACAGGCGGACGTGCAGTGGGGGCGCGTGATGTGGGAGTTTGAGAGCGGCGAGCGCGCGCTCTACGCCGACGTGGGGGCGTTCGAGAAGGGGCCGGACGGCAAGCCGCGCCTGCCCCACAAGAAGCTGTACCGCGCGCTTGACATGGGCGGGGCCGAGGACGCGCTTTTTGAGGCATGGTCGCCGACACTCCGCGAAGAAAATCTGCTACGTGGCCTGAACGCCATCCTGCGGCGTATCGAATATGTGTGCGGCCTGGCGTATGGCACGCTGTCCGAGCCGCAGATTGAAGCGAAGACGGCAACTGAAATCCGCACGTCCATGCAGCGCAGTTACGTGACCATCACCGACACGCAGAAGGCGCTCCAGACGGCGCTCGACGACTTGCTGTATGCGATGGATGTGTGGTCGACGCTGTACAAGCTGGCGCCGGCGGGGGAGTGGAACGTCGAGTACACATGGGGCGATGCGGTCGTCGCCGACAAGGAATTGCAGATGGCGCAGGACCGGCAGTCGGTGACGATGGGGATCATGCCGAAATATCAGTTCCTGATGCGCCATTACAAGCTGACCGAGGTCGAGGCAAAGAAGTGGCTCAAGGACGCGAAAGCCGACCAGCCCGACGACCCGTTCGGATTTGAGGGAGCAGGGGCGTAATGCTGACCGCCGCGCAACTCGACGTGCTGCCCCAGCCGATCATCGCGATGTATGACGAATACATGCAGAGCGTGATCAACGACATCGCTCGCCGGCTGGCGGGGATGGACTTTGCCTCTTCGTCGGCGGCGTGGCAGATGCAGCGCCTGACCGAGAGCGGTAAGGTCTACGAAACGGCGCTGGAAGAACTGGCGAAACTTGACGGGCGCAGCGAGGAACTTCTGCGTGAGATGTTCGATCGCGCTGGCGTAAAAACACTCCAATTTGATGATGCGATTTACCGTGCCGTCGGCCTCGACCCGCTCCCGCTGAACCTGTCGCCGGCGATGGCGGAGGTGTTGCGCGCAGGGCTAGAAAAGACACGTGGGGCTATGTACAACCTGACGCGCACGACTGCCACCGGCAGCGTCGAGAGTTTTGTTCACGCGGCGGACATTGCCTATATGCAAGTGAGCAGCGGCGCGTTTTCCTACCAGGAGGCGCTTCGGGCGGGCATTAAGAAATTGGCGCGCAACAACCTGCCTCTGATTGGATACGCGAGCGGCCGGCAGGACAAGCTTGATGTGGCTCTTCGCCGGACGCTTCTGACCGGCGTTAGCCAGACAGCAGGCCAATTGCAGATGATGCGCGCGGACCAGATGGGGTGTGACTTAGTGCAGACGTCCGCACACATTGGCGCACGCAATACCGGCGTTGGTCCCGCGAATCATGAAAGCTGGCAGGGCAAAATTTTCAGTCGTAGCGGGACGCACAAGAAATATCCGGACTTTGTCGCCGAAACGGGATATGGAACGGGCGCAGGACTGATGGGCTGGAACTGCCGACACAGTATTTTCCCCTTCTTTGAGGAGCTTTCAACGGAACACTATAAGGCCGCTGATCTAGAAAGCTATGCCAAAGAAGAAGTGTCCTATAAGGGCGAGCGGATGTCAGTGTATGACGCGACGCAGACGCAGCGCCAGCTCGAGCGCAATATCCGAGCGACAAAACGAGAGATTGCTGCTCTTGATGCAGCAGGACTGGACAGCACAGAGGAGCGCACCCAGCTCTATGAGGATCAGCGGGAAATGCGCAGCTTTGTTCGGCAAACCAAGCTCCAGCGCCAGCGGTTCCGAGAGCAGGCGCATGAGTTAGATAAACAGCCAAAGGCATTGCGCCCGCGGCAGTAACTTTCGCCCCCGCCCGGCGTAAGAGAGGCGGACGCCACGCGGTCCCGACCGCGTCACCAAGGGTAGGCGCAGCAGCAGAGAGGGAACAGGAAGATGAAACGCGAAGAACTGAAAGAACTCGGGCTGGAAGACGACGTCATCGAGAAGGTGATGAAGCTGCACGGCCAGAGCACCGAAAGCCTGAAACAGAAGACCGAAGCTGCCGAGACGAAAGCGGCGAGCATTGAGAAGCAGCTCGAAGAGGCGAACGCCGCCATCGAGGGCTTTAAGAAGCTCGACGTCGACGGGATTAAGGAAGCGGCGGACGACTGGAAGGCAAAGTACGAGCAGGCGCAGAAAGACGCCGAAGAGCAGGTGAAAAGCCTCAAGTTCAACCATGCGCTCGAAGCAGCGCTGGCGAACGCGAAGGCGAAGAACCCGATCGCGGTGCGCGCGCTGCTCAAGGTGGATGACCTGAAGCTGGCCGATGACGGGCGCATTATCGGCCTGGATGACCAGCTCAAGACCGTCCGCGAGTCGAATGACTTCCTGTTCGAAAGCGACGCGCCGCCGCCGCCTCAGATCGTGGCCGGCGGCAAGGGGCACGTGCAACCCGTAGATTCGATGGTCGCTGCTGCGCGGAAAGCGGCAGGGCTACCCACAGGAGACTAACCGATGCCTAACGCAATCGCATTGGCTGAGAAGTTTCAGCCGATCCTTGACGAAGTCTATAAGCGCGAGGCGCTGACCTCGCGCCTGGACTCACCATCGAAGCCGCTCGATCATAGCGGCACCAATAAGATTCACATCTACAAGACCTCCCTCGTGGGCCTGGGCAAGTACGACAAGTCGACGGGCTTCCCGGCAGGCAAGGTAACGGGTCAGTGGGAAGAAATTCAGCTCACACAGGATCGCGGTCGCGCGTTCTCCGTCGATGCGATGGACAACGAGGAAACGCTCGGCATGGCCTTCGGGTCGCTGGTCGGCGAGTTCATGCGCGCCTACGTGGCGCCGGAAATCGACGCCTATCGCTTTGCGCAGTACGCCGGTGCGACGGGCGTGTCGAAAGTGGCCGCGGGCGCGACCCTGACGGCCAGCACCATCCTGGCGGCCATCGACGCCGCGTCGCTGACGCTGGACGAAGATGAAGTGCCGAGCGCGGGGCGTATCCTGTTCATTTCGATGACCTGCTACCGCCATCTGACCTCGGCCATCAGCCGCGTGCTGGCGAACGAGAGCAAGGTGGATCGCCGGCTGCAGACGCTCGACGAGATGACCATCATCCCGGTTCCGCAGAGCCGCTTCTACACGAAGATCAAGCTGGACGACGGCGACACGGAGACCGCTGGCGGCTTCGCCAAGATGGACGGCACGGGCAAGGACCTGAACTTCATCCTGATGCACCCGAGCGCCATCTGGCAGGCGACCAAGCACAGCCCGCTGCGCGTGTTCGAGCCGGGCGTCAATCAGACAGCCGACGCCTATCTGTTCCAGTACCGCGTCTACCATGACGCCGGGGTCTACGACAACAAGGTGGACGGCATCTACGTTCACATGAAGGCGTAAGGGGGCCACTCATGGCTCTGAAGCTAGTTCAGATTCACGGCTGGCTGAAGGACGTGCGCGATAACTTCGCGGCGCTGGCCGACTTTGTGTCAAGCGCGGACGGCCTTGGGGCGCTGCGCGTGGCGCGGGTCACTTACGACCTCGGCACCGAGGCGAACCGAACGGTTGGCGCGCACGCGCTCGGGACCGCGATCCCGGCCAACGCAATCGTGGTGGGCGGCTTCATGGAAGTGAACACCGCCGTCACGGGCGAGGAAAACGCGACGCTGGCGGTCTCGGTCCTGAGCGCCAATGACATTCAGACCGCTGCCGCCGTCTCTGGCGCGCCCTGGAGCACGACGGGCCGCAAGGCCATCGCCCCGAAGGCGAGCACGCCTGAGTCGACGTCGATCAAGCTGACCGCCGCCAAGCAGGTAACGTTTACTGTGGGGACGGCGGCGCTCCTGGCCGGGAAGGTCACGGTCTATCTGTACTACGTCGAAGGCGCCGCCACGGCGTAGGGAGAGGGACAATCATGAGCAACGAGTTTGCAGGGATTGACTGGATGCAGCGCATCGCTGACTCGCACGGGACGCATACCGTGACGGCGGACGAAGCGCAGGCGGAAGAGGTCGACATCGACACGTCCGTCACTGGCGCTACCGCGTTCCTGGTGCAGATCTACCGCGACGGGGTCAACGTGTCGGGCGATGCGGTGGTCACGCTAGCCGACGGCATCCTGAATGTGACCGACGGCGACGGCGACGTGCCCTACGAGGTGACCGACGGCGACGTCATCATGTACTGGGTCTGGTAGGAGTCGGCGATGGCCGTATACGCGGATTACGAGTTCTACACCGATACGTATCTCGGCACGGCCATCGCCGAGACGGACTTCCCACGCTTCGCGCGGGATGCCAGCGCGGACATCGACCGCCTGACCTTTGGGCGCGCGGCGCCGATCGTGACGGCCAACGAAGATGACGTCACGATCGCGCTGATCCAGATGGCGACCTGCGCGGTGGCCGACGCGATGCACGCGCTGGAGTCTACCGGCGGCGCGATCCAGTTCGAGATGGTCGGTCGTC